AATACCGTTTACTCATTATTTTCTCACCTCTTTTCATTTAATATTATTTTAACTAACTTATTTTAATTTTCAATGCTGGTTGGAATGGTTTGTATAGCTTATTGCTTTTTACAATATTTTCTCTTGCCGGTAGTAATTGTAAATTATCTAATGCCCAACAACGTTTAAAATCAGCGTGTTCTGGTTTGGTAAAGTTCCAAACTGATACTGGAATAATATGGTCTATATGTAGCCTCCCTTCTAAAAAATCCTGCCAGGTATATTTTTTTGGTAAAGTAGATTTTAAATG